CACGCTCAACCCCACCTCGCGCACGCTCAAGAAGAAGGCGGTCGTCGTCATCCTGGGATCGCACCCCGAGTCGCACCCCGAGTCGCACCCCGAGTCGCACCCCGAGTCGCACCCCGAGTCGCACCCATATGACGACCACGAGTCGCCCCCCGATTCACCACCAGATGCCACGAAAGCATCGCCCCCCGATCGCAAGGGACCAGACCAGACCAGACCAGACCATGACCGGATTAATGGTGTAGTGATGAGCACCACCCCGCCCGAGTCGGTCGAGAAAGGGAAGGGATTACCCGGACCGGCGATCAATCGCCCGGATGGCGTCGATGCCGTCAGCTGGTCGGACTGGATGGCGGTCCGCAAAGCCAAGCGCGCTGGCCCAGTCACTGCCACCGCCTGGAGCGGCCTGGTGCGTGAGGCGGCCAGGGCCGGGATCACGCCCGATGCTGCGGTGCGAGCGTGCTGCGAGTACGGATGGCAGGGGTTCCACGCGGGCTGGTATGCGCAGCGGCGGCAGGGCAATGGTGCGTCAGCCCCAGGCCGGACGGAGACGGCGTGGGAACGCGCCAAGCGCGAGCGCATGGAGGAAATCACCGGCGGCACGGTCAGCCGCAAGCCCCCAGCAGCCGAAACGAAGGAGATCGTCGATGACGTTCCAGCTCGCGCCATTGCCCATTGAGTGGGTTCACCGGCTGTTCGGCCGCTTCGCCGTCAGGTACGGCGACGAATGGGTGCGCAAGTGGGAGGGCACGGACATGACTGCCGTGCATCGCGACTGGGCCGAGCAGCTCGCCGGAATGCATCTGACTCCCGCCGGTCAGGCGCGGCTGCGCTACGGCATCGAGCACATGCCGGAGCGCCCGCCTACAGTCACTGCGTTTCGGGCGATCTGCAACCGCGCGCCAGAGCCGAAGCAGCCGCTGCTGCGCGACGCGAAGCCGATCGACCAAGCGCGCGCGGAAATGCTGCGCAGAGCGGTGCGCAGCCTCGGCAGAAGCAGTGCGATCGATCCTATCGGATGGGCTCATCGTGTGATCGAGCGCCACGAGTCGGGGGAGTGGATCGCCACGCCGGCAGCGCTCGAAATGGCGAGACGGGCTATTGCGTGTATGCCCGAGTGTGCGGACAATGGGTAAGGTAGGAGTAAGTGGGATGCTGATCACTGACTGCGGGCAGGCCATGTACGGCGAGCGATGGCAGAGCGCGCTCGCACGCGATCTCGGCGTGTGCGATCGCACAGTGCGCCGATGGGCAGCGGGGAGCTACGACATGCCGGGGATACACACCACGCAGCTGCTGCGCCTGATGCGAGAGCGCGCGGAGGTACTGCGTCGGCTCGTCGAGGCGCTGGATGCGTCGGTGCCGGCATGATGACCGCGTGCAGGCCCGACAAGCCGCTGCCGCAGTGCGCTGAGTGCGTGCGGCAGCGCCTGCCGACCGAGCACACTGGGCGCAACGGCGTCACGGTCGCCGATCTCGTGATCGATCCGACTGCGGTGCTGCGTGTCAGCGCGTGTCCGTTCTTCGTGTGGCAGCGCGCTTTTCCACGGCGGGGGCCCGCTTTTCCACGGCGGGGGACTACGTGATGGGCTACGTGATCGAGCTGGTGCTGCCGTACCCGATCAGCGCCAATCGTTACTGGCGCCCTGTGCACATGGGAAAGCACGTCACGATTGTGCCGACCAAGGAAGCCAAGGCGTATCGCAAAGCCGTGGGCTGGCAGGCGAGGGCGGCCGGGGTGCAGCCGATCACGGGCCGCATCAGCGTCGAGATCGAGCTGTACCCGCACCGCCCCCAGGACTGGCAGATGCGCCAACGCGAGCACGGCGACGCATGGGACGACGGAGTGCAGTGCCTGGATCTGGACAACGCGACCAAGGTGCTACTGGACGCGCTCCAGGGCGTCGCGTTCGATGACGACCGTTGGGTGCGTAGCCTTTCGAGCCGGCGCATGGAGCCCGACGCAAAGGGCGCGCGCGTGGTGGTGCGCATCGCGCCTGTCGCCTACCTGCAGCCTCAGCTCGGCCTTGAGCTGCCGGCACCAGATCCGGCGCTCGAAGCAGCGCTTGCGTTCTGATGATCAGGCAGTTCCTCGCCGCTGACGACGAGCACGCGGCGCGCGCGCCGACGCAGCTGGCCGATCTGGTCGTACTCATACTCCTCCGCCATGTGCATGGGGTGGAAACTGCCCGGCTCGTCGTAGCGCACGCGGCCGTGATATGTCGGCGCGCCGCCGTGGTCCGGCATGACGCTGATGACTGTGATGTCGGTGCAGGCGTTGGCCCACACGCGCGGGGCATCTGCCGACGGACCGACGCGCGTTCCCGCGCCTCTAGCGTCCCATGCCCACTCGATGGTCTGCATCATCCCGTCGTTTTCGAGGCTTCCGCCCTGCGCAGCGAACTCGGCGAGGATGTCGCGCATCTCTGCGCGTGTGATGCGCCAGCGTCTGTCGACCCTGGTTCGTACGATGTCGAGGATCATTGCTTGACTCTCAGTCGATCTCGTCGATCGATACCCATTCGTCACCATCGAGCACACGGACTGAGTGGGCGCAGCGAAGATCACCAGGGTGACCAAAGTCCAATTCCCGATTCTTCTCATCCGCAACAGCTTGTGCGGCCTCAAGCGTGTCGTATCGGGCTACGACATGTTCATCGATCGACTCCCAGTAAACAGCGTAGCACCCATCGGATACCTCGTCGTATTCGGTGGGCTGCGGTTCTGGCACGTATGGAATTTCGTCTTCCATGTCGTTCGCCTCGAGGATCATGGATACCCAATCCGGGAGCTGTCCACCCTCCGTGTCTTCTGTCACTACCCAGTCGATGCCCCGGTAACGGCCTCTCGCGCAGCGCGACCACTCGGCGATGATGCTGTCACCACACATCAATCGACGCCGGGAAACCACCGACACAGAGCCGGTATCTTCCAGTTCTTCTTCGTCATCGTCCTCTGTGATGCATAGTTGCGGCACAGTCAGCACGATTGTGCCCTCGTCGTCGCCCCAGCGAGGAGACAGTTCGATTGCAGGGTCCATGTCGTGCGAATCGAGGAAATCCTCAGCTGCGGCGGCCAATATGTCATCGGCGCCGACGTAGTCATTGGCGTTCAGCAGGATGATGCTCATTTGTCTCTCTCCTTTGCGATCAGGTTGCTCGGATTTTTTGCTTCAGGGCGGCCCTGATTGGCTGGCCGCCGCGCGTCGGGAGATGCTTCCGCGTGCCTGGCCGCTCTCTCCAGCACCCAAGCACACAGGTCCTCCTCGGCAGGCACCAGCGATGTGATGCTCTGCCACCTAATGACCACCCCGCTGGTCAGCGACCATTGCACCGGCACGATGCCACGAAGAAGCCCATGCGCGAGGCACCACTGCAAGTGACGATCGACCGCAGCTTGCGATGGCTGGTCGTCGACGAACGCGAGCGTGTTGGCCCAGGCCCGGGGCTCGTTGCGCGGCAGAAGGATTCCGTGCAGCGGCAGTTCCCAGCAATCGGGATGCGCCGCGCTGTATGGCCAGCAGCGTGCGCCAACCCGATCGCCGATCTGCAGCGCTGGGTGCAGGCCTTCCGCACGCAGGTCTTCGATCTCGCTCATGAAAACCTCAGCTTTCCAGGCGATCCACGCGGATGCGCGGATGACCTTGGCGGTCGTAGCCGATCACTTCGATCCTCACCGATTGCTCTCCGCGCTGGCCGATGGATCCGCCGCACAGGCAGTCGCTGATGCCGCAGAGGGTGCGCTGCGCGCGGCGAATCTGCGAGAGAGAGAGTTCCTGGCCTGGTTCGGCACGCAACGAAACTGAACTATTGTGGAAGTCATTGAAGATTTCGATCACGGTATCGCTCCTGAATTCGGCGGGCCATTTGCCCAATCCATGCCCTAACTATAGGACACATGCGGATTGAATGCAAGAGTCCAGGAGTTAGGACATACCCTAAGCAAAGTGGAGAGAAACATGCAACTTACGGGCTACCAAGTACAGCAACTCAACGAATTTCTGGGTGGCGACTATGACTGTGAGGTGACCATCGAAGAGCTTCCAGAGCGAACCTTAGGCGAAGAAGTTTTGCCGGCCGGGCTATGGGTGTGGTGCTCGGAATATCCAGAGGAAGGAGGCGTGCTGCTGGATCGCGACCCCGAGGATTTGGCTGTGCGCGAGGAATGAGCAGTCGCACCGTCACCCTGGTCGACGGCCGCATGGCGGCCAGCGACAACGAGGAATGGCGCTGGGAGTGCCTGGCGCGCCATGTCCTGGCCCTGCCGTTCGAGCAGCGCCGGCCGTGGATCGAGGGCTTTGCCGACAAGCACAAGAGTCACCCCGCGGCAGCCGAGACGCTGCGCCGCACCGTCACGCGCGTCTATCAACACAGCCACAGGAAAGCTGCATAAACCGAGGGCGCCAGCCATGAGCAAGAAGAACGGGCGTCGCCACTTCCAGGGCCGTCCAGCGACGCACAAGCCGGCGCCGCAAGCGCAGCAGGTGCAGGTCGGCACGGTCAACGGACGCGTCGCCATCCGCTTCGGCCAAGCGGTCAAGCTGATCGCGTTCGACCCGCCGCAGGCGCTGCAGCTCGCCGAGATGCTTGCCAAGCACGCCGCGGCGACGGTGACCACGCCGCCGGATTCCCCAGCGTGTGGCCGATGCGCTGCGACGCGCGCGAGAGTTGGCTGTTGCGCTGCAGGCGCAGGACCGCGTTGATGCGCTGCTGCGCGACGTGATCGGCCTGCGTCAGCAGTTCCAGCCGCCGGCGCAGCAGCAGTGAAGGGCAAGGCAGGCCAGGACGGGCAGGGCGCGGACGGGCGGGGTCCGGCAACGCTCGGAACGGCGAGGCAGGCGTGGCAGGGAAGGTTACGCAACGGACTGGCTTTGCAGGGAATGGTCAGGCTGGGCAAGGCAGGCATGGCAGCGCAAGCAGGTAAAACGGGGGCACATGCCGTCAGCCCCTCTCAATGACGGCACATCGCAACTGCAACCAGGAGAGACCACCATGATGAAGAAGACTGCCCCGAAGAAGTCGGCGCCGCCCATGAAGAGCGCGCCGAAGAAGAAGGGCTACTGACCGCCGACGCGGAGATTCAGTCACCAACGGCCGGCGACCCCGGCCGTTTTGCCAATTGCTGCACAACCGCCTGTCCATCGTTCGCCTGCTGGTCGAGCAGGCCCCGCCGACGCCGCCGTGCTTCAACTCGGACCGCGACTACCACGAGTACCTGTTGCTGTCGCAACGCAGTGGCGTCCCGGTGGTGCGGCGCGAGGACCGGGGCAAGCACTCTGGCAACCGCACGGTGCGGACCGTCTTCTCGATCCAGCCGTTTCAGCACTGCCTGGACTGCGCCATCGGCAGCCCGTTCCAGAAGCGCATGGTGCGCGAGGGCCGTTGCGAGATGGCCGCCAAGGGTGTGGACATGGCCAAGCTCAGGCGCGAGCGCGGCGGCACTTAGGCACGCCCCGCCCACAGCCAAGGGCGTGGCCCCACCCTATAAACGCCAGGCCATGCCCACCCGCAAAGACAGCGTGCGCCGCGCAGCGCTCAACGCCAAGCAGCTCAAGTTCCTGACCGAGTACCTGACGCCCTCGGACGGGTCGGAGCCCTTCATCGGCTCACGCGCGGCGATCCGCGCCGGCTACGCCGCGGCGCATGCGGCCGACATGGCCTGGACGTTGCTGAAGCACCCCGAGATCGCCGCGCGCGTGGCAGAGGTCCGCCAGCGCAGCGCGCAGCAGGTCGTTGATCACGCCGTCCTGACGACGAAGCTGACGCTGCGCGAGATGGCGCGCATCACGTACTTCGACCCGCGTCGGCTGGTCAACGCCGATGGCACGCCCAAGAACCTGCACGAGCTGGACGATGAAGCCGCCGCAGCGATTGCGGGCTTCGACACCACGGTGCGGTGGGTCAAGGGCAAGAAGGTCGTCACCACGTCCTACAAGCTGCACAACAAGGTGCAGGCCCTGGACCAAGCCGCCAAGATCACGGGTGAGTATGCGAAGGACAACGCCCAACGTCGGCCCGCGCGTGAGCTGACCGACGCCGAGCTGGTGGAGCGCATGAACGAGATCATGGCCGCGGCCGAAGACGAGGCCCAGGCGGCGATCGAAAAGGCCCGAGAGTCGCAGCCGTGACCGAAGCGCTCGCGCCCGAACGTCTCGCAATCCTCAAGCCCGACGCCCGCTACGAGCTGGGCGAACTGGTGGAGGAATGGGAGAACCGGCGCGCACGCAAGAACTTTCTTGACTTCGCACCCAAGGCGCTGTTCATCATCACCAAGGCGGGCGAGATCGTGCCGCTGCGGCTGAACAAGGCTCAGCGGTTCATCCACACCAAGATCGAGCAGCAGCGCCTTGCGACCGGCAAGGTGCGCGTGATCATCGTCAAGGGCCGGCAGCAGGGCGCTTGCTTGGCGCCGGATACGCCAGTGCTGACCGCCGATCTGCGCTGGGTGCGCATCGACTCGCTGCAGCCGGGCCATGAGGTCGTCGCGACCGACGAAAAGCCGCATGTGCTCACGAGCGGAAGGTTCGGCAAAGGGCGCAAATTGCGCACGGCGACTGTGCAGGCCGTGGTCCGCACCCGGCTGCCGGCGTACCGCATCACGCTCGACGACGGGCGGCAACTGACGTGCTCGGGCCTGCACCGCTGGCTGGTCCGCAACTCGCAGACGCAGTGGGAATGGCGCTCCATCGAAGGGCCGCGCCCTATCCGCGTGGGCTGGAAACTGCGCGGCGTCACCGAGCGCTGGGGCGACGCGTCTCTCGACGACGCATGGTTCGGCGGCATGATCGACGGTGAGGCGCATTTCGAGCGCCGCAAGACGACCGGCGGGCTACGGCTCGCCGTCTCGCAATGCGACGGCCCCGTGCTCGAACGCATGGTTGCGCACTGCGAGGCGCGCGGCTACGGCGCCTACCTGATGTCCGACGACGGCCCGCGCAAGACCAAATTCGGACAGCGGCCAGTGCGAGCGGTCAACGTGAGCAACGCGGCGACGCTGTTCCGCCTGATGGGACTGTCTCGCCCGACGCGGTTCATCGGGCAACGCTGGTGGGACGGACTCAGCATGCCGGACAACGGCGAGCGGGAGATCGTTGCGATCAAGCTGGTTGGGGAAATGGACCTGGTGGACATCCAGACCACCACGGGGACGTTCCTCGCCGACGGCATCGTCTCGCACAACAGCACCTACATCGGCGGGCGCTTCTACTGGCGCACCACGAGCAGCAAGGGCAAGCGCACGTTCATCCTGACGCACGAGCAGAAGGCCACGGACAACCTGTTCGACATGACCAAGCGCTATCACGCCAACTGCCCCGAAGCATGGCGGCCGGTGACGCAGGCCGACAGCGCCAAAGAGCTGTGGTTCTCGGACCTGGACAGTCGCTACCAGGTTGCCACGGCTGGATCGAAGGGTGTCGGCCGCTCGGCCACCGCGCAACTGTTCCACGGTTCGGAGGTCGCGTTCTGGCCCAACGCCGAAGACCACATGGCCGGCATCGGGCAGACGGTGCCCAACGAGCCCGATACCGAGGTCATTCTGGAGTCCACCGGCAACGGCATGGGCAACCTGTTCCATCGCATGTGGATCGCCGCGGTGAAGGGCGAGAGCGACTACCTCCCGATCTTCGTGCCGTGGTTTTGGGAGGACGGCTACGCCACCGAGCCGCCGGCCGACTTCAAGCTCGACCCCGACGAGTTGGTCTATCAGGAGGCGTACAGCCTGTCGCTGGCGCAGATGTGCTGGCGCCGCAACAAACTGCGCACCGACTTCGGCGGCGACGTGTCGCTGTTCAACCAGGAATACCCAGCGACGCCCGAGATGGCGTTCATGCGCAGCAGCACCAACTCGCTGTTCACGATGGAGGAGGTCGCGCTGTCGCGCCAGGCCAAGACCATCCCGTCGTCCGGCCGCGAGCCGCGCATCCTGGGCGTCGATCCCGCCGAGTACGGCGACGACGATTCGGCCCTGACCGAGCGCATCGGCCGCAAGGTGCCGTGGACGCGGGCGTACTCGAAGAAGGGCACGATGGAGCTGGCCGGCATCGTTGGCAAGCTGGCGATGGACGCGATCAAGGCCGGCAAGCCCTACGACGCGATCAACGTGGATGTGACCGGGGTCGGCACCGGCGTGGCCGATCGCCTGATCGAGCAGGGCGTCCCGAACGTCAACCGCGTGCATTTCGGCGGCAAGGCGTACGAGGATGACAAGTACGTCAACCGGCGCGCCGAGTGCTGGGGCCGCGCGCACGACTGGATCATGGATGTGCCCAACCAGATCGCCGACGACGACGTGCTGCAAACCGAGCTGTGCTCTGTCAGCTACAGCTACGACTCCAGCCGGCGCATGGTCATGGAGTCCAAGGAGCACATGAAGAAGCAGCGCGGGCTGCCCAGCCCGGACAAGGCAGATTCGTTCGTGCTGACCTTCGCCGAGAACGTCAGCGTGACCAACCAGTACCAGGAGGCCGAGTCACCGGACTGGCGCGTTGCATGAACATGAACGACCGCTCGAACCAAGCCCCCGACGAGACGGCCAAGCAAGCCCCTTCGCAGCTTGACCAGTCACTGGCGCTGACATCCGAGGAGTACCGCGAGATCCTGTTCGAGATCGAGGAGCAGCCCGCGTGGCGCTCCACGGCCGACAAGGAGATGGACTACGCCGACGGCAACCAGCTCGACGGCGAGTTGCTGCGCAAGCAGAAGGAGCTGGGTGTTCCACCAGCCATCGAAGACCTGATCGGGCCGGCGCTGCTGTCGATCCAGGGATACGAGGCCACGGTGCGCACCGACTGGCGCGTGACGCCCAACGGTGAGCCCGACGGGCAGGACGCGGCCGATGCGCTGAACTACAAGCTGAACCAGGCCGAGCGTCACTCCAAGGCCGACCGGGCGTGCTCGGCCGCGTTCCGCCCGCAGATCGGTTGCGGCATGGGCTGGGTCGAAGTCTCGCGCGAGAGCGATCCATTCCGCTATCCGTACCGCTGCACGCCCATCCACCGCAACGAAATCCATTGGGACATGAGCGGCGGGCCGACGGCCGACCCGCTGGACTGGCGCTGGCTGCGGCGAGTGAAGTGGCTGGCACCAGAGCGCGTGGCGCTCTCGTTTCCGAAGCACAAGTCGATGCTCGAAGGCATGAGCCGCTACGGCTCGACGTGGTGGGACGAGGCGCTGACGATCGACGGCGGCACCAGCACCGGCCTGCAGAACGGATGGGCCGACGGTAGGCCGTTCTCGCTGCAGGAAGACCACTGGTTCAACGCCGCAAGGCGCGAAGTCTGCCTGGCCGAGGTCTGGTATCGCCGCTGGGTGAGCGCGCTGGTGCTGCGCATGCGCGACGGCCGTGTGGTCGAGTACGACAAGCGCAACTCGGCGCACGACCTGGCGCTGGCAACTGGCTTCGGCGTGGCCGAGCGCGCCACCATCGCGCGCGTGCGCCGCGCGTACTGGTTGGGGCCGATGCAACTGCACGACGGCCCGACGCCCTACAGCCATCCGCACTTCCCGTACGTGCCGTTCTTCGGCTTCCGCGAGGACGTGACGGGCGTGCCGTACGGCTATGTGCGCTCGATGAAGTACCCGCAGGACAGCATCAACTCGGGTCAGTCCAAGCTGCGATGGGGCATGTCGGTGACGCGCATCGAGCGCACCAAGGGCGCCGTTGCGATGACAGACGCGCAACTGCGCCGCCAGGTTGCCCGCCCCGATGCCGACATCGTGCTCGATGCCGCGCACATGGCCCAGGCGGGCGCGCGCTTCGAGGTCAAGCGCGACTACGAGCTGACGCAGCAGCACCACCAGATGTTGCAGGACAACCGCCTGTCGATCGAGCGGGTGTCGAGCATCACGTCAGGCTTCATCGGCCGGCAAGGCACCGCGCGCTCGGGCATCCAGGAGCAGACGCAAGTCGAGCAGAGCAACCAGTCGCTGGCGCACATCATGGACAAGTTCCGCGAGGCGCGGACGATGATGGGCGAGCTGCTGCTGGCGATGATCGTCGAGGACATCGGCAGGGCCGAGACGGCGGTGGTGATCGAGGGCGACGCCATCACGCCGGAGCGTCAGGTGGTGCTGAACAAGCCAGAGCTGGACGAGTTCGGGCAGCCGTACCTGTCCAACGACCTGCATCGGATCCGCCTCAAGGTGGCGCTGGAGGACGTGCCGAGCACGAACAGCTACCGCGGCCAGCAGCTCAACGCCATGTCCGAAGCGATCAAGTCGCTGCCGCCGCAGTACCAGGCCGCGGCCATGCCGTTCCTGGCCAGCCTCATGGACGTGCCGTTCAAGCGCGAGCTGGTGGAGGCGCTGCGCGCGGCCGGCGCCCAGGACGCGCCCGAGGCGATCGAGAAACGTGTGCGCGGCGAAGTTGCCAACGAGTTGAAGTCGCGCGAGCTGGACATGAAGGCGGCCAAGAACGAGGCCGAGGTCAAGCAGATCCTCGCGCAGGCGGTGCAGACGGGCGTGCAATCGGCGTTCTCGGCGATGCAGGGCGCCGCCCAGGTGGCCGCGCAGCCGGCCATTGCGCCGGTGGCCGACCTGCTCATGCAGGCCGCGGGCTACCAGCGGCCGAACCCGCTGGGCGTGGACCCGAACCTCGTGGACCCCGGCACGCTGTCCACGCTGGCCGCTGTGGCGCCGCCGACGCCGGCCGCCCAGCCAGGACAGGGCGCGCTAGGCGCGCCGCCGCAGAACACCAGCCCGGTGTTCCCACCCATCCCGAGCGACGGCGCCTCGCCCATGCAGGGCATCGAAACGCCGCGCACCAGCGACAACATGCCCGCGCCCAACAACTCCCGCCCACAAGTAGCCTGATCCGCCGCCCCTAGATTCGCGCCCAAGCCGGGCAACCGGCGACGCGCGGGGCGGCGGAACGCTGCTCCGCACCGCTTGGACCCTTGCGGCCACGGCGAAATGTGGCGGGAACGGCAATGACGATCAACCAGCAGCAACACGAGTTCATCAATGCGCACGCAGGTGCGCTGACACCCGAACTTGCCGCCCAACTCTTGGAGATGGACGGCGAACCACAGGGCGATACCGGCAGCACGCCGGATCAAGGCGGCGCGCCCGGCGTCGCGGGTGATCAGCAACCGGCAGCGCCGGCCACCACGGACCAACCGGCCAAGCCCGCCGCCGCTGCGGCTGCACATGCCGCTGCGGCACCGGCCGAACCGGACCCGAGCAACACGGTCATCCTGGCCAAGGACGGCAAGCACACCATCAGCTACGAAAAGCTGGTGGAGGCGCGCGAAGACGCGAAGACCTGGCGCGAAAAGGCCGAAGCCGCACAGCAGCAACTCGCTGCCTTGCAGGCCCAGGCACAGCAGCGCGTGGACGCCGGTCAGGCGCCCACTCATACCGACACCAACGTCGCAACGGCCACGGCCGCCATCGACCAAGGCGTCGATCCGGCGATCTTCGGCGACTTTTCCGACGAGGCGATCGCCCGGGGCGTCGCCACACTGGTCAACCGCGCCTCGCAAGCCATCCTGACCCAGGTGGAGGCCAAGATCGCACCGCTGCAGCAGCAGCGTGCGGCCGAGGTCGCCACGTCGCACTTCGATCAGATCCTCGCCAAGCACCCCGACCTCGACTCGGTCGTGGAATCGCAGCAGCTTCAGGACTGGTTGAAGGCGCAGCCGTCGTTCGCGCGCGACGCCTACGTCAACGTGCTCAAAGCTGGCACGGCGACGCAGGTGATCGAGCTGCTCGACTTGTTCAAGGGTGCCAGTCCGACAACGACTCGTACTGCACCGGCACCGACGCCCGCACCGGGCAACGTGTCGGCTGCTGCTGCTGCGGCCATCGCCAAGGCGCAGGAGCGCGTCCCCACCAGCCTGTCCGACCTTCCGGGCGGGCGGGCCGGCGGCGCGGCATCTCGCGAAGAAGCATGGGCGCAGATGGATGGTGCAGCCCTGGTCGACGCGATGGCGGAAGCCTCGCCCGAGCAGATCGAACGATTCCTGAACCGGCGGGCGTAACCACAACGCACGCGCGCCGGGCAACCCACGGAGATCCACATGCCTGGACCGACAAAGACCGCCGCCGCATACGGCGATCCGACCAACATGGTGCAACAGGCCGCCGGCCTGTTCGCCACCCACATGGCCCGCAACAGCACGATGGCCCGCATGACGGGCCGCATGCCCAAAGGCGAGGACGGCGCTGTCTCGACGCTGCGCAAGCAGACCACGCAGCACATGCCGATCGTAACCTGCCAAGACCTGGGCAAGGGCGACGGCGACGAGATCACGTTCCACCTTCTGAACCCCGTCAACGCCAAGCCCATCATGGGCAGCCGCTACGCCGAGGGCAAGGGCGTGGGCATGAAGCTGTCCGAGGACAAGCTGCGCGTCAACCAAGCCCGCTTCCCCGTGAGCCTGGGCGACGTGATGACCGACATTCGCTCGCCGGCCGACTTCCGTCGCCTGGGCCGTCCGGTCGCCCAGAACCTGATGGACCGCTACGTCGACCAGTCGCTGCTGGTGCACATGGCCGGCGCGCGCGGCTTCCATGACAACGTCGAGTGGGTGGTGCCGACCGCAGCCGATCCCGACTTCAGCGAGATCATGATCAACCCGGTGTTGGCGCCGTCGAAGAACCGTCACTTCCTGGCCGACGCAACCGACGGCGTCAAGGCATTCGGCCTGAGCGGCAGCGACGTGGACTTGGGCACGACCGACCTGTTCGGCATCAGCACGGTCGACGCCATGCGCACGGTGATGGATCAGATGGTCCTGCCCCCGCCGCCGGTGAAGATCGAAGGCGACGAGATGGCCGAGGACTCGCCGCTGCGCATCTGGCTGATGAGCCCGGCGCAGTACAACCTGTTCGCGGCCAATGCCAACTTCCGGAACTACCAGGCATCAGCCTTCGCCCGCGCCTCGAACGCGAAGGGGCATCCGCTGTTCCGCGGCGACGTGGCGATCTGGAACAGTTTTCTGTTCATGAAGATGCCGCGGCCGATCCGCTTCTATGCGGGCAACACGATGAAGTATTGCGCCAGTACGACCAGCGCAGCGGAATCGGACGCCACCGTTGCGACGGGCCTCGGCACTGGCTTCTGCATCGACCGCTCGATCATCCTCGGCGGCCAGGCAGTGGCGCACGCGATGGCTGCGTCCAAGAAGTCGGGCATCCCGTTCTTCTGGAGCGAGAAGGAACTCGACCACAACGACAAGGTCGAGCTGCTGATCGGTGCCATCCGTGGCTGCTCCAAGATCCGCTTCGAGGTCGATACCGGCAGCGACAAGGAGATCACCGACTACGGCGTGACCGTCGTCGACTCGGTCGTGCCGCGCGTCGTCGGCCAGTAACCCCAACATCAAGGAGAGCCACATGGCTGACTATCGCAAGAACATGGCGCGCCGCTCGGGCACGCATGGGCAGAATCCGTACGGCACGCTCGCGGCCTACGCGTTCTCGTTGGCGTCGAATGCCTCTGGCGTGCCGCAGGACAGCAACGCGACCGCGGCGCTGGGCACCGGCGACACGATCAAGCTGGGCATCATCCCGGCAGGCACCAAGCTGATCGACAGCATCCACCAAGTCAGCGACGCCTTCACTGCGGGCGCAACCTGCAAGCTGGGCTTCGCCTACGTCGATGGCGTGGACGATGCCGCGGTGCCTCAGGACGATGACTACTTCGTGGCCGCGCTCGATCTGAACGCGGTGGCGATCAGCCGCAAGGCCAACGCTGCCACGCTGCCAGTGACGCTGCCGAAAGACGCGTTCCTGGTGCTCGACCTGGACGGTGCCGCGCTGGCGGATGCAGGCCGCCTGGACGTGATCGTGATCGGCGAGATGGTCGGCGCGCCGTGACGCGCTGATTGATCGAGGGGGCGGGTCCGCGCGGACCCGCCCTCATCACGCCACCACCCGAAGGAACCGCCCACAATGAGCGCGAAGCAACCCGACATCGCCGTCAAGTACATCTTCCGCCGCCCGCGCTGGGTGGATGCCATCTACGGCACCGGACTCGAGTTCACGACCGGCCAGGTGCGCAAGCTGCCAGCCGAACTGGCACTCAAGTTCCTGCGCCACACCGACACCTTCGTGCGCGCCGAGGCGCCGCCCGAGCAACAGCATGAACGCCAGCAGCAGCTGACCGACGCGCAGCGCCGCGAACTGGAGGTAGCCAAGGAGCAGCAGGAACTGCTGGAAGCCAAGAAAAAGCAGCAGGAGGACGAGGCCGCATACGAGCAGGCCCGCCACGACCTGATGCAGCAGTTCGAGGCGATGACCAAGGACGCGCTCATTGCGTTCGCCAGAGAGAAGTACGACGTGGTGCTCGACAAGAGCATGAACAAGGAAGGCTTGAAGGCCGAGGCCCGATCATTGGTTGATCGCTTCGGCGTCCCAGCGTGAACCGGGGCGAGCTGATCGCGGCATTCCGGGCGCGGGTGTTCGACACCGCAGCGCCCTACCTGTGGTCGGACGCCGAGGCGATCGAGTACCTGGAAGACGCGATCATCGAGGCGTGCGAGCGTGCCGACCTGATCCGCGACACCACCACGGCGGCTATCTGCGAGGTCGCGATCACCGCCGGCAATGCCGAGTACGCGCTCGACGCGCGCATCACGCAGGTGCTGCGGGCGAAGCTGGTCGGCGAGGCACCCAAGCGCCCGCTGACGCTGGCCACGACCGAAGGCATGGACCGTGACTGGCCAGGCTGGGACGAGCTTGAGGACGGCGAGCCCGAGTACCTGGTGATCGAGCCGCAAGGCACTGGCTGGAACGGTCGCCTAGTGCCAGGCCCGAGCGAGGACGCGGACCTGCTGCTGCAGGTGTACCGGCTGCCGCTCGAACCGCTGCCCACCGATGCCGCGTCGCCCGAGATCCTGCCGCGTTTGCACATTCGCCTGCTCGACTGGATGTGCTTTCGCGCCTACTCGAAGCAGGACGCCGAGACGCGCGACGACGACAAGGCCGCAGCGCACGCCGCAGCGTTCACGGCCAGTTTCGGCCCCAAGCGCGACGCCCGGTACAACCGGCATCAGCACGACATGCAGTTCCCCGTCGTGCGCCCGTCGCCCCTGTAGAGCGCCCCGCCGCCCACAAGTCGATGGCCGGGCCGGCGGCACAGTAGCCGCCGCCGCTTCAACCACCGACTCCGAAAGGGACTTCGCATCATGGCAAACGCGCTCTACGGCCTGGGCAAGCAGAAGATGCTCTCCGGCAGCATCAACTTCTCTGCCGACACGATCAAGGCTGCGCTGGTCAGCACTTCGTACACGCCCAACCTGGCGACCGATGAGTTCTATTCCACGATCAGCGCCAACGTCGTCGG